CCTCATCAACGATGATGATGATTACTGGGCAATCAAACACAACGCAATGCAGCAAGTGCATGATGACATTCACTGGCACTTAAAAGACAAATTTGTTATTGATTATGACTATTGATTATGACAGGCAAGTTGAGGTGCCATATGAAATTCTTGAGTATTGTGATTCATTTACTTTAGATGCACAGCGTAACGATTTACGCTATATTGATTGTGTTAACATGAATATGGGTGAGTATGGTAATGATCCAGAACAACTCAAAGAAATGAGACAACGCATCCTTCCTATTTTTGAATAATTTATTTTTATTATTATGCGTAGTGCATTTTTGTGGGTAGAAAAGTATCGCCCCAAAAAGATTGATGATTGTATTCTCCCTGACTCTACTAAGAAGACATTCAATGACTTCCTAAAGCAAGGTGAGATTCCCAATCTTTTATTGACAGGTCCTGCAGGTTGCGGTAAAACTACTGTAGCACGGGCTCTTTGTGAACAACTAAACTGTGACTATATAATCATAAATGGTTCGGATGAAGGAAGATTTCTTGACACGGTGCGGAATCAAGCAAAGAACTTTGCTTCGACCGTTTCGCTTTCATCAGATGCTAACCACAAAGTCATCATCATTGACGAAGCTGATAACACAACCCATGATGTACAGCTCCTCCTTAGGGCAAACATTGAGACATTTTATGGTAATTGCAGATTCATCTTTACCTGCAACTTCAAAAACAAAATCATTGAACCCCTTCACTCTCGTTGTGCAGTCGTCGAGTTTGGAATCGGAGGGAAACAAAAACCAGCAATTGCCGCAGGATTCTTTGCCAGACTCCAAGAAATCTTGGATGCAGAAGGTATTGAATATGATAACAAGGTCCTGGTAGAATTAATTAACAAGCACTTCCCTGATTGGCGTCGTGTATTAAATGAGTGTCAGAGATATGCTGTTGGTGGTAAAATTGATTCAGCAATTCTTGCTGAATTTGGAGATGTAAAAGTACATGATCTTATTAAGAAACTTAAGGAGAAAGATTTTCAAGCTACCCGTAAATGGGTCGTTAATAATCTGGACAATGATCCTAGTGTACTTTTGCGGCGTGTTTACGATGCTCTTTTTGCATCCTTGGAAGGTCCTTCTATTGCTGCTGCTGTGCTCATTATTGCTAAGTATCAGTATCAGATTGCCTTCGTCGCGGATCAAGAAATAAATTTGTTAGCAGCTCTCACAGAAATTATGGTGGAGTGTAACTTTAAATGAAAGCATATAAAACTCCTCTAAGATATCCTGGCGGTAAGTCTCGTGCTGTCCAAAAGTTGTTTGCCTATATTTGCAAAGATAAAACATATACCGAGTTTAGAGAACCCTTCCTTGGTGGAGGTTCTTTTGCTATTGAGTGGACAAAGAGATATCCAGATACTTCTGTTTGGGTCAGTGACCTTTATGAACCTCTTGTTAATTTCTGGCAGCATATTCAAACCGATGGTACAAGACTGAGAGACGAACTTGTACAATTAAAGAATAGACATCCAGAACCATCAAGTGCAAAAGAGTTGTTCCTAGAGTCTAAGGACTACCTGGCAACAAGTGATAACAATTTTCATAGAGCTGTATCGTTCTATGTCATTAATAAGTGCTCTTTCTCAGGTCTCACTGAGTCGTCTTCTTTTAGTAAGCAAGCATCAGAAAGTAACTTCTCAATGCGTGGCATTGACAGAATTACTGGATTTCAAGATATCATTAAGAAGTGGAAAATCACAAAGTCTGATTATGAAACACTACTGACTAACGATCAGAATACATTAATCTACTTAGATCCACCATACGATATCAAAGCAAATCTCTACGGTAAGAGTGGAGATATGCATAAAGGATTTGATCATGATAGGTTTGCTGCTGACTGTCAAAAATATGAGTGTGATCAGTTAGTTTCTTATAACTCATCTCAACTTGTTTGTGATCGCTTTAAAGATTGGAATGCTTCTGAATTCCAACACACATACACCATGAGATCTGTTGGTGAATATATGAGAGAACAGCAAGATAGAAAGGAATTGGTTTTGATGAATTATGCTTAGACTGTTGTCATCTTTGGGATATACTCCACCCAATCTTAAATTATATAAAACAGATACTTGTGAAGTGATTTGGGATCAGGAACCTAAAGCTTATAAGTTAAGTGTTAATGGTGAGGAGTGGATGTCTTACCGCACTGAAGATCATGACCAAGCATATGAACTATATTCTCATTGGGATCAGGCTGAAGGACATTGTATTTGCACTGGACTTGGGTTAGGTGTCAGAGAAAATTGGATTTTAAATAAACCAGGTGTTACTAAGGTAACAGTTGTAGAAAAAAACCAAGAGATTATTGACTATCACAAGTTCATAAATCCAGAACTGTTTGATGATGTAGAGGTCATTCATTGTGACGCTAATGAATACAAAGGTAAGTGCGACACTCTCTTACTAGACCACTATGAAGAACAAGCTAGTACACCAACATCTTTGTTTGTCGATGCAAACTCTATTGTAAAAAACATTGAGTGTCAAAAGTTATGGATGTGGACTCTTGAGACTGCTGTTGGTGGAATGTCATATCAAAGAAGTCAAAAAATTGGTCAATATGTAAGCAAACTTTTGATCTATAATGAACTAAAAAATAAATTTGATTTGCCCTTCCCAAACTTAACAGAGAGTGATTTAGATCTGTACTACTTTATGTACAACTCAAAAACTGTTAGTATCTTTAAGGCTTACCATGAAAATGGTATTGAATATTCCCGAAAGAAATGATATGTCACAATATGATTTTGGAGGACTTGAAAAACATCCTGCAAACATTCTAAGATTGATTAGTGAATTAGAAGGATCATATCAACTCTGTAAGTATATGGGGTTTGGTGATGACATGAAAGTCCTTGAAGAAATGAAGGGACGGTACTACAAAATGTATTTTAAAATCAAAAAAGAATGGAACTCAAAGACTGGCTCAATTCGATAAACCTTAATAAGGAAAACCTTATTAAAGAAAACCCCGACTCCGTTAAACAATACCCACCCTTCATCGTAAACCGCTGTCTTGCAGGTCATCTCGATGCTATTATGTTTGCGAATGAGATGAACAAGCATCCAAATCTTGACAAAGATATGCAGTATAGTTTCATGCTACATAGCATTAGAAAAAAGAAAAGATTTTCTCCTTGGTTAAAACAAGAGAAGATTAAAGACTTGGAATTAGTCAAAAAATACTACGGATATAGCACAGAAAAAGCACAGCAAGCTATGCGAATCCTGAGTAACGAACAGATTGATTTTATTCGTAAAAAACTTGACACTGGTGGTATCAAATGAAGGTCTTAAGTATCGACATTGACTATGTTTTTGACACAGTTGATCAATGGCCAAACGAAGAAAATGAAATGTGGGATGATTGGCATCCAGCTGCCAAATGGCATTTCTATTTTTGTAAGTATCCCGATATGGATACGCGGGAGAACATTGTTAACGAAGAAAATTTAGATTATATACTTGAAACTTTTACCAGAGCTTTGGATGCAAGTCCAAATGCGAAAGTATGTTTTGGTTTTGATCATGATTTTATCCTTGAGGGACTTGAAGGAGACAATATTGACCTGGTAAACATTGATCATCATGATGATTTTCTTTGTGGATCTAATATTGATGGTGACAATACTCATGAGATGGAAGAAGATGTATACCTAGGTGGTCATATTCTAGAGTGGGCTCTGATCAAAGCATTTAATAAAGTTGATGAGGGTAACTGGGGAGCAAAACTTCAAATCGATGGTAGATTAAACAGCATGACTTGGATTAGAAATCCTCATGAGCATGTTTGTGATACTCGTACCTTCGTAAATGAATTCATCATGAAGCACATGATGCCAACAGAATCAACATGGAGGAGTTGCTTTAAGGAGGAATATGATCATGGTAACTATGATTATGATCACATCTTTGTTTGCATCTCTCCCAGATACATTCCACCCAGTCAATGGAACTTATTGTCACTGTTCATAGCAATCTATGAAGAAAAAACTGGTAAGGAATGTGATATCGATCAATGGTGGGATAAGAGATATATTGAGAAATCATATAACGGATCAACCTATAATATTGTCAAAAATGCTATAGCTGATTATAAAGAACAGCTGCGCTAAATAGTTCAAACTTTTTGATATATTGAGATGAGCGTCGTTGTTGAGCCCATTTTTGAGTGGGCACCTGAGAAAATGGTTGAGGTATTCCTCGGTGAACCAGATGATTTCTTGAAAGTGAGAGAAACTTTGACACGAATTGGTGTAGCTTCTAGGAAAGAAAAGAAGTTATATCAATCATGCCACATTCTTCATAAGCAAGGAAAGTACTTCATTGTACATTTTAAAGAGTTATTCGCATTGGATGGTAAGAGAGCTAACCTTACTATCAATGATGTTCAAAGACGAAACAGAATCATCCAATTGCTCTCTGATTGGGGTCTGGTTAAAGTCTCTGATGCTGAGGTAATTCAGGACATTGCTCCCTTGAATCAGATCAAAGTCCTAGCATATAAAGAAAAAGAGAATTGGACACTAGAGACCAAATACAACATCGGTCGAAAGACAAAAGAGGTTGTGGAAACCGAATAAATAGTTCGTCGCCTTTTCGTGCGCGACACGCTACATCGGAATATACGCTACTATAAGGGGGTTAACCACACCCTCTTTTTTTTGTCTTCTTGTATAATTAGTAGTGGATGCCGAAAGGGTCCATACAAGACAAACTCGCTTACTAAGGAGCTATCATGAGTACACTGATGAAGTTTAATGCTGCAAACATTGACCAGCTACTAGACAGGATTAACAAAAACAGTATTGGAATGGACGAATACTTTGATCGTCTCTTCAAACTGCATGAGACTACCTCAAATTATCCCCCATACAACCTCATAACTGTAAGTGCCGTAACATCCAGGCTAGAGGTCGCTCTAGCGGG